CCTGTCCAATCTCCGATTCGGCCAACTGCATCTGCGTCTGGATACGGGCGATCTTCTGCATCTTGGTCACAACGGCGGGATCAGCGACGGGCTGAATATCGGTTCCGTCGCCAGAGAAGTCAGCGTCGAAATCGCCGCCTGTCAGTTCGGCATACTGTCTGCGCTCCCGATCCGTGCCCCAGCGCTTGAGGCAGCGGTACATCAACCGGAACTCGGCCTTGAAGCCGCGATAGACCCGCTTGTAGATCGCGCTGAACGCCTGGAGCGCCTGGTTCTGCAAGGCGAGCGTCGTGCCCACCGGGGCCGTAGAGGGGGCCTCACCCGTGATCACGTCCTTGACCGACGCGATATCCTTGGCCGCCGCTAGCAGTAGTTCCAGCAGCTTGAAGGTGACATCGGACGGGTGAGGTACGGTGCGCTCCCAAATGGCGTTACGCAGATCGGGGCCTGACGTGCTGACCCCCTTGTACTCGCCCGGTTGGAAGAACAGCGAGCCGCCGGCGCCTGAGCCTTGCAGCCTGACCGACGAACCAATGAAGCCGCCGCCGGCGATCTCGGCCGTGCCGGCGTCGAGAAGCTGGTTGATCGAGGTATCAACGCTGTCAGTGATGCTCTCCAGCAACTTGCCAAAGCCGATACCGTAGAACTTTCCGCGCGGGTCGGGCAGGAACAAGTAGGGCGCGTACAGTTCCCAGCGGTCGATCCGCATGACCTGACCGCTGGTCTGGTTGATCATGATGTCGGCAAGCGTATAGGCCGGCTCGATCCGCATCAGCGTCTTGGTGTCTATGTCAACCGTGACCACGTAGGGCTCAGCCAAGCCGTCCTCGTCCAGATCGTCCAGCCGGTGCTGTTCGATGAACTTGCGGGGTTGCTCGGGGTCCTCGCCGATCTTGGGTAGGTCTACGTCGGGCCGGTAGATGCCGGTGCGCTGGCGCTGCTCGACTTCGTAGGGGTAGACCTCGAAGTCTTCCGTGATCCTTGGGCAGCGATACAGGCTCTTCGTGTCGTTGTGCACCGTCAAGCGGAGCGCGCTGACGTATTCCGAGCACAGGCCCGACGTGCCCATGTAGATTTTCTTGAACGCCGCGCCGGTGATCGGAATCTGGTGCAGCAGGAGGTCGGTGTCGCCCTCCCAATCGTCCATCTGGTAGAAGATCAGCCAGTTGAGGAAGTGCTTGACGCGCTCGGCTCTGGCGTTGCGCGCGTCGATGGCAAGCGAGGCTTGCTGTTCCTGCTGCTGTTGCGCCGCGAGAGCCTGCGCTGCCTGCTGAGCCTGTGGCGAAGGCGGCTGACCGGGAGGCTGACCGGGTGCGGGCTGCGGCGGTGGATTGGCCTGCGCGACCTGTCCCGGCGTCGGCTTCTTGTGCGGGGGCATGAACACTTTGACGCTGACGACGCTATCGCCCTTGACCAACTCAGGCCCAGCCCGCGCCGCGAATTGCTGGCTGGCAGTGGTCAGGATCGGGTAGTGGATGTCAGCCGAGTTGTCCCACAGGCCCTCGCCTGAGGCGTAGCCAGACGACTCGGTTCCTTCGCCCTCTTCCTGCGCCGCTATCGCCAGCGACCGCTCGGCCAGGTTCTTCCACGACATGCGCGAGGCGTCATCGATTTCCCACTGGCGCACGGCCTCGACGCCAATTCGACCTAGTACGGCGGGGTCCAGCAGGTGCGAGATGTCGCCGTTCGCGTCGGTGAAGCCGCGAAGGCGTTGCAGACTTTCGGGCTCAGCGCCGGTCTCGTTGCCGGGCGGCGTGAGCCCCTGCGTTGACGTGTCAATCGTCGCTTGCGGCTCGGGTGTCGGGATGCGCTGGACGCGAGTAATGAGGGCCATCAGATCATACCCTCGGCACGGGCCTTCTCAATCCGCGCGAGTTGTTCGTCCGACATCGGCGAGCCCTCGGCTTTATAACGCACCAGTTCCTTTGTCAGCCACAACTCATACTCGGCGTATATTTCTTGCAGCCGAGCGATTAGCGCAGGTACTGAGGCCGGTTCGTCCCACCAGCAATAGGTTACGCCCGTAGACGAATCGTCATATCCGCCGCGCTCTTCGTGCCTCCACGCGATATGCGCGATTTTATTTCCGTCGCCCGGGACGAATTTGACTTGCCGTGATCCCCAGCCGAAATGGATTTCCATCAGTCGTCCCGCACAATGAGCTGAACGACCGTCTTTTGCGCCGGCCTTTCCTCTTCGTCGTCCTTCGGGCCAAAGTCCTCGCGCGTGCCGGCTGAGCCGTATAGCAGATAGCTTTCGAAGAAGACCGTCAGACCCCAAAGGCGTGGCGTATATCGCCCATCCTCATCTGGGCAAAACGCAGACGCAGCCAAGCGGCAGGCTTCGCGGCGAATCCAGAAACCGAACAGAAAATACCGCAGATCGAACTTATCTCGCGCCTCGTCAGCCACCGTCGTGGCCCCTCCCCTTCGGCGCAGTCTCTTCCTTCGCCAGCTCAGCCCGCTTCGCCGCGTCGTGCTTGCCGAGCCAAGCGCGCACCTTCTCGACATCCTCGGGCGAAATCTCGATAGCGGTGACGGTCGGGCTCAGCGCCCCGCGCGCTTCGAGCTGCACCCAGCCCCCGGGCTTGTGGGTAAAGCGAAGCAGCGTGCCGTCTTCGAAGGGGATTTCTAGCGGTTCAGGCATTTCCGTTCCAAGCTCTGATTGCGAACGCGCTCGCCGCCGAGAATAACGTTAGTGCGATCACGATTCGCAGAGCCATCGTTGCGCTAGGGACGGGCCGATCATTCCACGATACTTCAACGGCTCCCGGCGCTAGCAGAAAGCCGCACCCAAGTACGGCGAAAAAGACGGCTCCCAACCAGATCAATATCCAGCCCTCTTGTTCCTCACCCTTCGCCCAACCGGCGCACGCTCGGCCTCGCGCAGCCTCACGGCCCGCACCCAGTCCTGGTGCGTCGCGTTCAGCTTCGCTTCCTCGACTTCGGCGGGGGTGTAGGTGCGGGGGGCGTCAGACATTCTTGCACAGCCACGGAGCGCGCAGGACAAGCTGTCTGGCGATTAGCGTCAGAGGACCGTAAGGCACACTCGGCGAGCCGAAGCCAAACCACCATCGGTCGCCATACCGACGCTCAAGCCATTCAATGTGCAGCAGTTCGCGAGTGCGCGGCCAGACAAGCAGCAGGGCCGTAGTGGTGCCCGCGAAGAACCAAGCGATCTCAGCCATGGGCTTGCCAACACGCTGCAAACCGCATCGGGGCATTCATGGGGGAACCAGATGCCCGATAGCGGATATAGGTCGTCAGCGAGTTGGCGTGAAAGCGCCAACGCTCATTGCCGATGTCAACCACGCCATCCGAGATAGGCTTGGGACATTCAGGCACGCTTTGGCGATCCAGAATGTCAGCGCCATCCGACTTGGCGAAGTCCAGCGTCGTGAGCGTGATTGTGCGTGTTAGTTCGCGCCGGGTCACGCCATCGCCCTCCACAGGGAACCCTTGACGCCAATCTGTAACGACCAGGTGCGAGGGGCGTCGCTCATCGTCTCGCGATATCCCCGAGAACGTAAAAACCTTCGTAAAGCGAGTATTTTCCGGCTCCTGATTTCGGACGCACAATCTTGGTCGCGCCCTCTTCGGGATTGATCAGTAGCACGACCTCTCCGGGATATTCCCAAGGTAGCGATATCACCATCGCGCCAAACTCGTCGCGGGGAGCAAAATAGTTGAAAGCCGCACCGAAAACGCACATCTGCGAGTGTTTCGTTCCGCCCATGTGGTCTGTGATGTCAACCAAGGGGCGGAACTCCCGCTCGGCTAGCCACGCGTTGATCTGGCCCACCAACGGATAGGTGTCTAGTTCCAGCCCGCTAGTCTCAGCCTCGATTGAATCCTCGGCACAGGAGATGCAAAGCAGGACGCTGTCCACGTAGCTCATCGCGCCGGTCCATCGTGGTTCACGGCGCGGGGGCGCAACGGCACGCCTCGCAGTCCAGGATCGTCGTCAGGAACGGTTATCTCGACTTTCTCAGTCGGCAAACCGCCCCATGGAGTGTTCCAACGCCACCAAAGCTTAACGCGCGCCCAAGGCGTCAGCTTGGCAGTCTGCGGATGTGCGGTCGAAAATAGGCCGATACCATCGTTCATCGCATCGGCCTCGCTCAGGTCTTCGGCCACTTAGTAGCCTCCCCTCGGATTGCGCACGCGCCTTTGGCGGGGCGGCGTGTTCTGCGCTAGCATATTCGCCGCGAACGGAACAGCGAAAGTCAGCGCCGCTGCGTCGCCTAGGTCAGGCGAGGCACCCAACCGCTTCTTGATCTTCTCCTTGTCCTCCAGCACCAGCTCGTTGTTGGTGTTGTGCCGCGTCGCCTGCGGACCCCACACCGGGGCGCCGATATCGGCATGAAGCGCATCGCTATCCGGCACTTGCACCCCGCCAGGCGATTCGAACCAGTCGCGCATCAGGTCCCACATCTCAGCCCGGCGGTTGAGGTACATCTCCTCGCCAGTCGGGCCACGACCTATCGGCGACGAGCCGAAGTTGACCGCGTTCAGCCTGGCGCCGTAGCCCATGTCCATCAGGTTGTCGTACACGCCAGCCCCGTTCGAGCCGACATCGATGTTGACCGCGTCTGGGCTCAGACGGTCGATTACCGTCGCAAGTCGCTGGGCGAGGTAAACCGTATCGCCCTCAGGCTCCCACGTCTCGCAGATGCGCTGGCCAAGCCGGCGCCCGCAGCGGTCGATGATGCCCACCCGATCTTGGTCGCGGGCCGGATCGATACCGAGAATGATCGGCCCGCGCCCAATGATTTCCTCTTCCGGCTTGCGCGCCTTCATGATGCTGAGCGCCGGGATGAAGCTGTTGCCCGACGTCTGGAACGCGAGATCGAACGTCGCGGGGTATTCGGCGTGGAAGTCGGGGCAGATTTTCTCCGGATCGAGCGACTTGCCTTGGGCGATCTCGCGATTGGTCAGGTAGGCCCAGTAGACCTGCTCCCACGTCAGCTCGTGCAATTCGCCGTATTCGCGGAACTCCGGCGGACACCTGTCGGCGAAGGACTTTGGGCATTTCTCCTGATAATCGTCGCCCCAGAACCACGGAATGAAGATCGCTTCGTACTCAGACTTCTCGTGAATCGCCGCCATGGCGTAGCTGTGGAAGACATTTCCGATGCCGTCGGCGGTCGATTCGAGGATGCCCTCGGTTCCGTCCACCTTGGCGAGCGCCGTGGTCAGCAGGGACTTCACGTGGCTTTCGGCGTTAGGCCAGTAGCTGACCTCTGAGCCGTGGAAAAGCTGAATGGTGTCCGACCGTCCTACCTCTTTGCTCCCCGCCGTTGCGACATGGTAGCCGCAGTCGTTGGCGGCAAATACCAGCTCTTTCGCGTTGGCCGCCTTGGTCTTGGGGCGCATGTGCGCCGGCATCAAGTCCTGGAACCGCTGCGCCATGCCGAACAAGTTCGCCGTCGCGGGGTCTTCGTGCGTGAGGATGAATGCCCTGAGGGCCCTTGAGGATCGCCAAAGCTTCCAATAGAATCGCGCCTGGATATAGGTGCTGATCCCGAGCTGACGTCCTTTGACGATCAGGGCACGAACCCACCTCTTCGTCTCTAGCTGACGCTCAAGTCGTGCGTGCAAATGCCGCTGCGCTCGGT